ACAAAATAATACGGGAAAAAATGCAGTGCGGTCGCCATCAGCGCTCCCAGCCAAATCAATCTCCAATTTTCAGTCGCAAAGAATGGTCCGCCCAGCAAAACCATTAAGATAAATAATGAAATAACGGCATATAAAGATACTTTCTTTTGAAATTCACTCGAAGAGCCATCAGACAGCCTATTCAGCACCTTTTTATTCATGTTGATTGAGAAAAAACTAATAACATATCCAATGCTAAATATCTGCATATTTATTATTTGCTTTCCTCCCATTAAAGTAGCTATTGAAATAATCGCCGCTATTACAATTAGCCACAATCCACACGCTCTCTTATAATTGAATTCCAACTTTTCATCTTTATTATAATTTAAAAAAGCCATAAATATCTCCGATAAAATTATCACTCTTATAACGCTTATATTTATAGTTATAGTAGCTGCCGCAATTATTTTTCTGGCAATCAAAGCAAGGCAGGGGACCGACGGCGACACAAGCCCAATTAAAACCCCAATAAAGAAAGAATATGTATACATCAAAAAATCTTACCTCAGGCTCATTTAAGTATGTTTTTGGATCACGAGATAAAAGGGCAAAGTTGGAAAGCAGCTTTCGCGAAAATAAACGGCAAATCTGTAGATTTTCTAATTTGCACCAATGATATGAAACCTCTCATAGCTATTGAGCTTGACGACAATACTCACAATCAGCCCGATCGAAAAATGCGCGATGATTTTGTCAATTCGATCATGGCCAACACTAATATGCCCCTACTGCGATTTAAGGCAGGCGAATGGAACAGTGAAATAATTAAACACCGAATCGCCCAAGCTCTTTCGCAAAACTAGCAATTAAAAAACAATAGAACAAAATACGAACTAATTATTAGTTAATTTTTAAGCGTGCATAAAGCCGAATCGGCTGAATATTTATATTGATAAATTTTGCGTAATACAAGCATAAATTATAAATCCGAGCCAAATGCAAATAAACCAATATACAACATAAAACGCACCAAGCCAGTAAAATAGGGCGGTTTATAAAATAGTAAACGACAAGTGGGTTGATTTGGTAAAGATGAGATAAATTTATCACGAAGAAAGACGATGGAATAGTCGTGTTTTAGACATAGTTTTAATGTCGCACAATGTACCTAGTCAATACGTAAAGAGTGTAAAATAGACAACATATTTTGTGATAGAATAAGGGTGGAGGACAATATGGAACACGGAACCAAAATATTAGATAATGGAATTATTTTTCACTCTTTTACGATGGGGGAATTGTTGATATCAGTATTATTATTGATAATCATAATAATACTGCTTGTCAATATCAATAAAAAAGACTAAGCGGGAATAGAGAAGTCATGTTTCTGGACTTCTAGGTATTCGTTTATAAACTCCGGCTTTTTGTTGCGAATCAGCGATTGTAACTTAAACTTGCTAATTCCGTTTACTGTTGTAACGGGCTTGTTTAAGTTTGTTGACGTCAGAAATCGCCGACGGCCGTGAATAAGTGGCATATCCTTAGTTATATACTTACTTATATAACTAATGACGCGTTGATATTCCGAGTTAAAATCGACGTCGTCGAATCTTTCGCCGATTCGCACAAACTCAGTAAAGCCTGAGTAATATCCGACAGCGTTATAGACTGTTTGACCGTTCTTAGTCTTTTTTCCTGAATCTTTCAATCGGCCATTAAATCCGCTAATCATACAATGAAAATGGATCGCACCGTTTTTGTGGAACTCAGGAACGGCAAGGTACTTCAGATTCGGCGAATGCTTCTTTTGATTCCTGTACCAGTTTTGGAGCGTGCGACGTGTATAATTAATGTCGAATCGCTTGCAAGTCGACGGATTGCATGTACATGGGTTGTTGTCACATTTTGGATAACAAGCACGGCAATTATACGTAAACGTGCACCAATAGTCGAATCGATTGCAGAGCATGATGTCTTTTATGGTTGTTTTTGTGCGACGGAGCGATCGATGAATAGAATCTTGACGTCGCGTCTCTTTATTGACTTTTTTGATCTCTTTACGATCTGAGGACGGTAGATAATATCCGTCGTGATAAATAATAATCTTAAACATGTTTGGGTATTCCTTTACGATATCTCCTATAAAAATACCCTCCTCACTAATTCTTTTTGCCACGAAATACTCCCTAGTTTTGTAAAAAGTATGCAAGTTGTGTCCCTATATCAAGTAGGGCCACAACTTTTGACGCTTGCGTCAAAAGTCTGCAAAATGCTTTTCTGGCCGTGGTGGAGGGGCCGAAAAGCACCGCCGAAACACGCCCCTTAATGGGGCGTGTTTCGACTTTTTGCGAATGTTAAGCAACACCGCCAGACAACTTACGACGAACAGTCTTGATTGCCCACTTGACCAATCCAACAACCATGATTGTACCAGCCACGCCCAAAATAAATGGAGCGAACGAAACAAACGTGTCTAAAAGACCAGCAGGGTTAAACGCGGTTGTAAGTTTTGTTACAGTCTCTGCACCCATCGGTTCAGATTCCTTTCTCGACATTATTATTTACATGGGCGTCGACCCCTTCTGATTCTGAATAATGACGTGTTGAGGTCGTTGTTTTGAATACTGTTCGCGTTTGTTTGGATCGATATCCATTGTAGCACCAACAATCTCATAAGTGTCGTAGATGTCATACGCCTCATTGTGTCGCTTCCAGATGTTAATATGTCGCGTCTTTCCGATGTAGTCATTCTTTCGTGAATCGAACCGTAAAGACTCTGGGTCTTTCCATAATTCAAACTGAATTGCCCAAAATCTGAAACACTCCACCTGCGAACGCAACTGTCGACGATATTTTATGTCAAGATCTAGGAACTCCTGCATTGTACCGATAATTGTTTTCTCGGCCTTTCTCTGTTGGCAAATAGCCTTAAATGTCTCCATGGAGACGGCTTTTTTACCAGAGAAGAGAACCGTCTGGATCTCGTCGATGAAAAACGCAATCGGGCGATCTTCTTTCACGTCAAGGATATGATCGGCGATCTGGTCGCTAGTCAAAATCTTATCAGCTATCTTGAGCTTGATATTGCTATAGATGTACAAATTCGGATATCGGTCTTTAAGCTTTTTGATGTAGTGAGTAGCGGATAAGCTTTTTCCAGCACCTTGCGAACCCGTAAAAAAGATTGTGCCAGTAGGGAACCCTCTTTTTTCTTTACGGCGTTTTTTCAAAAATGTATTCCACTCAATCGACATGTTAGCCTCTTATCCAGTTGATTAGCTTTTTGATTCCATTTATGGTTGGAATAACGGCAAAATATAGCAGTAGCGTAGAAATAATTGCATTCCAGATAATAGGGGATATACCACTTAAAGAAACAAGGGTAGAGGGAATATTGCCAACATATCCAACAATAGCGGATATTGAATTAGGTATCACATCGATGTTCGGGATCTGTTTAAGGAGATAATCGACAGGAGTGAGGATTACATGAAGAGGGAACGTGAAGAACGAGAGAATTGCGTCGAATAGAGCAGAGAAGTTAATATTCATGCTACACTTCTCCTATCATGTCGTCATCTTTATGACTTGTTAGCTTGTTAAATATTCGAACGATTATCCACAGAAAAAAAAGAGCCATAGAGAAGTTGACAGCGACGGTTGCGATCGGAAATGTCTGATAGAATGTTTTCGTTCGACTGCAAGCGTCAGCGACGACGATTGACGGATTGAATGCTTGAAAACGTGGATCGGCAATCGGTGGAATGTCGATTCCACATTTTGGCGGATCTGGGACAGCTAGAGAAGATATAAGCCGACGTAATGACAATAACGACGGATTGAGTACGCCTCCTGAAAAGTTCTCATTCATACGACAACTCACACGATCGAGTGTGTCTTGCATGTCTTCACAACTATACTTGTATTCTTGTTCAGTGCATACGCCGTCAGCATCACACAATCCGCCAGTAAACGTGTTGCCGATCTTGTTTTTGCCGTCAGCGTTTATGAAAAACGTTCGCTTTTTTATGTAGCTAAAATCTGGTCGCGGATTCCACACGAACGGCATTCCCGAATCGTCGAGGGTTACTTCAAGCTTGTAGTATTGTTTTGTCGGCAACGTATGTTGATAGCCAAAGTTGATTCCGTTTTTCGAATCGTCGATGACTTTACCGTCTGCACGCTTGTCGTCTGATTCTCTGAGAACGTAATGCCACTTGAGCATGTCCGACAGTTTCGGATATTTTGGGTCTTCAAACTCCTTAACGTTTTTCATGTACGTTACACGTAGTTTGAGTTTGTCGTCGAGCGTCCAGACGAAATCTGGTTGCATCTTCTCTCCAGCATTCTCTGGAAGTAGAAGGTCATCGATGTCGACGCCATCGAGTGTCTTGCCGAGTTTGTACTTCGGCGTCGCTTGAAAAACATATAACGGATATATTTTGTCATTC